CAAAAATAAAATTTTAGATAAATAAACAACTCTACCAATTTATAAAAGATGTTAGTATCTTTGAAAGTGAAATAACTCTTTTTTTTAGACACAAAATATTTATGAATATGCAGGAAAAAGATTTGGAAATTTTAAGAAAAATTCTTAAAGGTCATCACTTTGTCGATAATTATATCGATATTCTCATCAATCACGTAGTATCTCATCTCGAAACAACTTCTTTGGGCCAAATAACCCCTCACTTCTTATATTCCGCCCTTGCTTTCGAATTAGGAAGAAACACAGCTAAAAGTATTTCAGAAGACTTCGAAGACTACAAAAAAACAGGAGAGTATAAATCCAAACTTCAGAGATTTTTGGACAGGTCACCTTTCATGAAGTAAATTAAACTCTTTTTATGGAGGTTAGTGGTTTGTATCCACTATTTTCTATTGTTTCACCTATTTGTTCGAATCCTCTCCATCTTTCCGATGCCCAAGTGTACCTTGGGTTGATTGCTCTACCAAAGTTTAATTCTCCATCATAATCAACACCGGCCCAATCGACTTCAGGTGGTTGATTGTTAAAAATTTCTTGAGTCATTTCTATTTGTCCTTGATATTTCATATTTGATTATTTTGTAGTCAGGACAGGATTCGAACCTGCAAGAACTCTTTTTATTCTTCACTCTGGTTACCGTATTTCACCAGCCATGGCTTTACCAATTCCGCCACCTGACTGTTGTAGTTAGGCAATTTCCTTGCCTTCTACATTTCGTTTGACCCTATCAGCAGTCCTCTTATTTAGCCACATAAGGCTCTCCTCCAGCTTTGTAATAACAATATAATTCTCTCTGCAAGGGAACCTTGATTGCAGATAATTCATTCTGTCGATGAGCACTTCGAGGATTTCTTCGTTTGTTGTGCCATCTGATACGGTTACAAGGTCTTGTACTTGTCCTTCTCCTTTAGGTTCTTTGTGAATAAACTGAATTGTTTGCCCCGATGTCTTGTCTTCAAAATTTGCCGCCACGTACTTGTGACCTTTTGTTAATACTTGCATAATCATTGTTTTAAAATGAGTAGTCAGGACAGGATTCGAACCTGTAACTTTCATGGATACCTTTTTGGCTCTCCCCACTGCGTCTGCCATTCCGCCACCTGACTATGGTGGTAGGATTGCTTTTTTATAGAAGAGCTCGCCTGCCTCAGAACTTCTTTGAGGATGAGAAGTCCTCTGTGTTGTAGTGTACGATTATGTTTTCCATAATTCAAGTAATGCCACTCATCTTTATATTTCCTTTCTCAAAAGAACAACACACTAAATAACTCTGTATTGGCCAACTAAGCACTTCTAGTCGAGTGTACATCCCCTATACTGTGCATCAGAATTATTTGTAGTCAGGACAGGATTCGAACCTGTATTTCCTAAGTCTATGAATTTCACATATTCACACTCGGTGAGACGGATATACGTCACCTGACTAACCTTATTATTTAATATCTTTGAACAACTGAGGTACCTGACCGTAAACAGGTAGTTTACCATCCCACTTTTCAATAAATTGTTGTTGAATCAATAGTGGTGTAAGTGTTTGTTGTTTCAACCTGTTCGCTTCGGATTCCGCTTTAGCTTGAACCAACAAAGATTGCGCATTTCCCTCAGCCTCTGCCACTTTGATTTTTGCCTGAGCTTCTGCGGTCTTCACTTCATTCTCAGCCCTAAGTGCGGATTGGACTGCATTATTCTTAGCTTCGATTGCTTGTTTGAATGTTTCAGGATATACAAGATTTGATGTGAATTGATTAACAACAAACCCTTCATTCAATAGTTCAGTCTCCAAAATCTTTCTAATCTCCACCTCGAATTGTTGTCTATTACTAATCAACTCATCCGCAGTGTACTTGTTTGTTGCCAATCTGAATGCGTCGAACACTGAGGTCTTGAGAAATCCTTCTTCAATCTGTTCCAAACTTCTACGATACTTTGCAAAGATTGCAGGAACCTTATCACGTTGAACAGAGTAGTTTATAATTGGTGATACCTTAAACTCACTTCCGTCTTTGGTATTAACCACAAATGAATTATCACCGGTATATTCCTTATGTTGTATAAAGGTTGGAAACTCATAAATTGAATGAGTAATTGGATTATAAAATACAACACCTGTGACCTCCACGACATCTGAAACTCCTTTATTATCTCCAAACTGATTTACCTTAACACCGACATGACCAGCGTTAATTCGTTCACATGAAGCAAACAAGAATACCGCCAATACAATTCCGATAACTGAACCAAGTACTACTTTCATAACTTTCATTTTTTGTTTTTTTTGTTTTTCATTAAATTCTTTTTCCATTCGAGTTAGTTCTTCGTAACTCCTTCGATTCCCAAATTCATCGAATCGATGAGTGCTCCAATTGAATTCTGACATATTAATATAATTTATTTTTGAGATATGTTGCAACAAAGATAATAACCCCGATTAAACCAACCGCACTTATTAAATTCAAAAAAGTATTTGCAACTGATAGTCCAGGAAATATTAAAAACTCCAAAAACAAGACTGAGCTCACACCCAAAACAAATGGCTCGAGTGTCTTCCAACTAAATGCATTCTTAAAAATTTCTTTCATTTCTTATGTTTTGAAACACAAAGATAATACTTTTTTTTGAAAAAACAAAAAACCCCATTTGTAGAAACAAACGGGGTCAATTAGTTAAAAAAAACTTTGAGAATACAAGTTATATTTGAGAATCTTTAGAAGGATTATGGTTTCCCTTCGTTTCCACTTCCTTTTGAGAAGTAATCCTCAGTGACGATTAATTAGGTTAATCAAACCTTGAGTTATCAGATACTCTCTCAATACTTGCTACTCCTCGATGATGCCTCACCAATAAGCCCCTCGCGAGGTTAGAGAACTTTCTTGAAAATCGTGTCGGGCTTGGGACCCTTCACGGCCGTGAACTTCTCACGACTATGTAGTCACCTTTCACTGACAACTGACGGACACTTTTCCGTTTGTAATTATTATTGTTAATAACATTTAACAAATGAATTGGTTTGTGGATTTGGAAAGTAGCGGTCCGTCAACCTGCTCCCCCATCTTTTGAACGAGGAAATACTGAACTACTCTCTGAGATATCCCTATCTCCATACTTTCAGTCAACTTCATAACTTATGTCTTGGTAGACAAAGGTTAAGGAGAACAACAGCACCACCTGTACGAACTCATACCTTTCGATTTTAAGTCAACTATGATATTGAATCACACAATAATAAAGTTGGATGACCTTATTTCTTGTAATAACTCTACGGGTTATTCTTATTGGTGTTCCCACCTCAACCAAACGACCCACATCGCTTGGTCATCATTCCATTTCGCCTACAGTGTCACCCTCGGCTACTCAGGGACAATGATATCCCGCTTGTCTACTCGAGCTCAACTGAGGACACCCCTGTCAAGCCGCAACCTACCTCAACCAAAGTAAGTCACTTTATACTGCTTTCACAGTTTATTTTATGGACTATAGACCGCCCAATATCTTTATCAGTTTGTTACTCAGAATCAACCATAAGGTCTCATCATCAAACATCCTGAAAGGATAATATTTTTATTTCAAAGAACTTTCAATTTTAGGAAGAACCAACCTTGGAGAGTCCGAAGACTTTTGCGGGGTCAGTTCTTCCCGATTGTTTTACAAAGATAAGAAGAACTTTTCAATTCGTCAAATCTTTTTTTAAGATAAGTTAGTCTGACGTTTGGCTCTTCACGAATTAACGTTTAGATAACCGGTACTCTAACTTAAATTGTTGCGAGGGATGGATTCGAACCAACGACCTAAAGGTTATGAGCCTTCCGAGCTACCACTGCTCTACCTCACAATTTAAGAAATTCTACCCACTCACCCCGTAGTCACCATCCACGTCATTGCGCTGGTTGTACAGGTGGGTAGAATCAATATGTTAAAGAACTTAATTCGATTAAAAAGTCCCACAAATCTACGATACTTTTCTCAAACTACCAAATTCGTGGGACTAAAATTTGAAACTACTTTTTTATTCGTTTCATTTGTTTCACAAAGTTAAGACATTTTTTTCAATCTGTCAAATTTATTTTATGAAACTTATTTGTGGGGTGTTCACCCTTTTTAGGGGTGGGGACTTATAAATATAGTCAACTGAATCAAAAAGTCAATTATTTTGTAAAATAATTTCCAATAGTCTATACAAATATGTACCTATTTTGTTTTCTTCGAGTTGTTCTTTACTGAAATACCCGTAATCAGTATGTTCTTCTCCGTCTTTAGCCATTTTGAAATCTGGTTGTATTTCTTCACCCGTCTCCAATAAATAAACATACATCAACCCTTTGATTTTTTTTCCGTCTCTTGTATGTCTAGGTACTAATCCAATAAACTTCAAAGGAACTTCATCTATGTTTATTGCGGTCTCTTCAAAAAACTCCCTTTTAGCCCCTTCTTGTGTTGATTCATTTTCTTCCAGTTTACCGGCTGGTATTGACCACATGCCAGGGAACGAACCTTGATTATTTCTTTTACACAAGAGTATTTTATCCTTGCATTTAACTAAAACTCCAACGTATCTTTTAGCATCCATTTGTATTTATTATTATGAAAGTTAATATTAATGAAAATATCTTTAAGGTCAAAGCATTAGTCGATAAAAAATCTCAAAGTATTGGAATGCAAAAAAGGCGTTTCGATTCAACTTTCGATGGTTTATTGTTTTTAATGGGAGGTAAAAAACAATGTTTTTGGATGAAAAATTGTGTAGTCCCCTTGGACATCATAATGATTAAAAATAACGTTATAGTTAACATTCACCACGACTGTCCTCCTTGTAACTCAGAAGACTGTCCGTCTTACTGTGGAAGGGGAAATATTGTTTTGGAGCTCGCCGGTGGTATTTGTGAAGAATTAAATATACAACCTGGTGACTGGGTCGAATATCTATTCGATTAACCCTTCCATATTTTTTCAGGAACGTTCAATTTGAATGAAATCATTCTACTTACAACAAAGAAATAATCACTCAACCTATTAAGATATATTAATATCTCTTCAGGTATTGCTTCGAGAACACATAATCTCTCCGCTCTCCTACAAACAGTTCTACAAACATGTGCAGATGATACTGACAAGTGTCCTCCAGGTAAAATAAAATTTTTTAATTCGGGTAGATGTGCGTCCATCGCGTCAATCCATTTTTCAAGTTTTTGAATATCCAATTCTGTTATTTTTGGTAATTCAAATCCTACATCTTTGAGAGGGTCTTTGGAAACAATCGAACCTATTTTGAATAAATCATTTTGTATTATGTTTAACTGAAGTTGCATGTCAATGAACTTCGACGAATCAGATTGTAGATAGTCGGATAGTAAACCAACAAATGAGTTCAATTCATCAATTGTTCCGTAAGTTTCGATTCTTAAATTATTTTTTAAAATTTTTGTCCCTCCTAATAATGTAGTATATCCTTTATCTCCTGTCTTGGTATATACTTTTTTACTCATATATTAGTTTAAACTTTTAGAATTTTGTATTTTTTCTTTCAATACAAGCTCAAATTGATTTGCCACCATTTTGATAAACTTAACCATTGGCGAATCTTCTTTTTCTGAATCATATTTGTATTGTCCTTGTGGTGGTCTTGTACTTCTTCCAAGATAATTTAATCCCGAAATGTTTGTAATACATTTATGACCGCCAGAGTTTGCCTGAATCAAATCCCAAGCACTGACTTTGATGTTATCTAACATTACTTTATGTTCTTCGGGTAAATCTTTGAATGGGACTTCCATCATTTCCTCTATATGATTAAGAGCTTCTTCTCCCTTTTCTTTTTTTCTTAGTCTTTCACCATAAATTGCATCGAAATCTTTGAAAGTGAATCCCACACTTTCGGGACCAACACTTGTTTCACTAACCCATTTGATTGTTGATAATGGTACCATTTTACCCTTTAGTTGGTCTTCCCATTTTGAAATAACTTCTTGTGCAATCTCTCCCAAGTTAACTCCTTTAAGTTCTCTCTCCTTTTTAAATGGATTACATGAAGCCTGAACAAGTCCCATTGGCCACGCCATGATAAGAAAGTCAGCTTCAGGATTATTTCTAAATGGGGTATACCTATCATAAGAACCAGGCTTGAACATACTACCTCCACCATATTGGAATATAATACTGTCAGATACCTTTGGATAGTCCTTCATTTTTTCTGCATAATCTTGTGCATTTTTTTGTAATTCTTCTGGTTTTGCAGCATTTGTTCTTCTCATCCATTGTTTGATTGTGTTTAAAATGGACATCAAAGATGGTTCTGAATCCATAACCAGTTCTTCCAAGAATCCTGGTTTGTTCTTAAATGCTAACAATAGTTTATTAATAACAAACCCCAAAAGCATTTTGTTTTTTTGTAATGGTTTTTCCTTGTCTAATCTGTAGATGTAATTTACAACTTCTTCTGGCGTAATATCATACTTTGCAAAGTCCGCAGAGTCCACCGTGTTAATTAATAGTATGTCTGATGATGGAAATATATCTTTGGGTGATACCACTTGTGATATTGTTTCAACATTTGAACGAGCACCTCTAAATTGTTTTGAGGTTCCCTTTTCAACACCTACTTGTCTATCGTGATGGTCTGTATGAATTGTAAACATTGGTTTACCGTGAGCAAAATCAACAAGGACAGGCATTGTATCTCCTTGTGCATCGTTTTTCTTAATTGCAAACTCTTTATCACCATACTGAATAACATGTGAACCAACAACTTCAATACCATTATCTTCAAGATAATTTTTCATTGCAAGTGCTGTGGTTACACCATCTAAGTCCTGATGAAAATAAATTTCGGCTTTAGGATATCTGTTCCTTAAAGCCGAAATATTACGAATACCAGTCTCTTTTAATATTTTTTTCAATTTACTTAATTTTTCTAGTTGTAAAGTTTGGTTTGAATTTCAATTCACCAGATTTACCGCTTTTACCCGCAACAAATACTTTCTCAACACCTTGACCTTTTCGTATTTGAATATTAGCTCCACCAACAAATGGTACTCCTTCGATTGGTCCTATTTTGTATTCGTGACCCATTTCGGTTTTAACAATCAGATAACCATCTTTTGTAATTTCACCTCCAAAACTAGTTGTTTTATTATCAAACGCAAATGGAAACTTTGATTGTGATTGTTGTTCACTTATGACTTTTTTAATAATGTTTGCTAAATCATTTTCTGTTAATCTTACAACTTTTTTCATATTAATATTTTAGGGTTAATCTATATTTTAGTTGGTTTATATCACCCAATATTTCATCTCTGATATTAAGTAAATCTGTATCATATCTAGAATCTAACTGGTCAGACATAGATACTAAAAATTCAGTAATCCCATCTAAGAAGTTTTGAATACTAAGCGACTTAATGTCTTGGAAGATAATTGAGAACTCAGGTTCGAATTCCACTCTTCCCATTTTACCCATCATAATTTCAACGAATAAATCAATATGGTCGCCGAGTGAGTCATATATATCACCATAAGCTTTATGTTTCGCGTCACCATATGTTTGCCAATGTAAAAATTTAAATTGTAATTGTATTTGTACTAATTTTAGTGTTAATTCTTCTTTCATAACTATTATTTTAATAATCCTTTATAAATATCCATAAATAAAAAAAAGGGTTATATACCCTCTTTAAATTCTAACTCTATTTGTTTTTTCTTATCTATAAAACTTTGGACTCGTTTTCGTGCAACCTCACAATAATTTTCACTGAGTTCAATTCCAATCCATTTCCTATCCAATATTTCCGCAGCAACTATGGATGTACCCGAACCACAGAATGGGTCTAAAACGATATCATTCTTGTAGGTTAATATCTTGATGGCCTTGGTTGGTATGTCCATTGAAAATGTTGCTTTGGTGAGTGACTTTGTATCCGCAAAATAATCCCATTGACCAAACACAAGTTCCATAAACTCTTTTTTCTGTTCCTCGGTGTATACCATTTTCTTTCTTGATGTTCCATCCTCGTTTTCAATCATAGTCTCGATACCCACCCATTCAGGTTCTCCTTTCACTTTCTTTATGTGATTTTTCTTGTAAGCAAGAATTATACATTCCTTTGGGTTATATATGTATGGTGATGATGGTGACATCCAAGAGCCCCACGCAGTTGTCTTACTTCTATGTGGACTATTTTCTTCCAAGTCAACCACACCAAAAAAACCAAAACCAATGTCTTGCATTATTCTCCAAACCTCAGATACCATGAATATTCTTCCACCCTTTTTTTGTCTGTTAATTTCATAAGGTATATTGACTGCAATTCTACCGTCGTCTTTCAAAACCCTAAAGGCTTGAGATAACCATTCTTGGGAAAATATTTTGTATTGTTCAAAGTCAACGTCATCATCATGTGTGTCATAATCGATGCCAACACCATAAGGCGGGCTAGTAACAATCAAGTCGACTGAGTTTTCGTTCATTTGTTTCATAACCTCAATACAATCGCCATTAATGACGTTACCAATAATATTTTCCATTTTTATTTTTTTTTAGTTTTCTTCTTGATTTTTGAATACAGTCTCGTAGTCCGTTGAGGACTGTATATATATCGATTCGATATTAGGTATCTGTATTATTTTTACTCTACCGTCACCTAGTTGCTTCCACAATTTTCTCTTTAGACTCCTTTCTACTTCGTCAGATGGTATCTCACTATTTTCATTATCCAAAATACAAAGTAGGATATTTTTACCTTCTTTCAATAACTTGTCAATAAGGTCAAAATTTTTTTCTTCGATAGGTCGCCAATCACCCACGAACATCGAATACTTTCCTTTTGTATCGGAAGAAATCATTTTTGTAGATTTTGTATCTTTCTATCGAGATAAAATAATGCCTTTTTTAGGTCCTCGATTTCTTTTTCAGGATTTTTTTTACCTGCTCGAGCAACATATTTAACAACATTGAATAGATATGCATCTTTATCTAAAGACCAAGCCTCACAAACTTTAATAACCTCATAAGGGTTGTCAGCACCTCCGTAGTGAGATGGGTTATATACCATTTCTTCGTTCATAACTTATTTTTCCATTTTTGTTCCATGTATTCGATATACTTATCTCTTTTGTTACCATTAAACATCATCCATGCAAAATAGTAATCGAGGTACCACTCAAGTTTTTTTAGAAACTTTTTCATCACTTAGATTTTTTTCTTGTTTTCACAAATTCTTTACCGTCGTCAGCAAGTTCCTGTTTCGGATTTTTCTTTTTTTCAACTTTGTCCTGACTTGGTTCCGACTTAGTTCCAACTTGGTTCCTTGTTGAGTTTTTCCACTCTGATTTCGAAATATACTCCCACATAGGTCCGACCATATTATGTGCTGTCTTGTCGTCAACTCTTTTGATTTCACCAATTTCGACTTCTTTAGTTTTTTTGATTGATTTGATTGTCTTCATACATTAAACTTTTTGTTTATTTTCTTTATCTATTAGTGATAAAATTTCTTCGGTTGTTTTTTTAGTATTAAAATAATTAAAAACCTCATAACTTATATCATCCATAAAAATTAAGGATTCAGACGAGTATAAAACATCCAAACTATTAGATTCTAAATATTTTTTTGTTACGTCTTCGTTAATTATTCTTCTATGAAAACCCATGGTTCAAAACTAAAAGATTTATTTGACAGAATCAACATTTTGGATTTTTTTCAAATTAACAATCTGAAATATATAGGACATAATTTTTCTTCTTACCATAGGTACGAATGTTTCTTTCATTGGAAAATCTTGTCCACATTTAATTTCGAAGATTGGTTGCATTTTAAAAAGTTCTCCCTCTTTCCACGAAGTATTTTCCCCAATAATACTCGTTAAAGTTTTTTCTTTATCATCACCTTCGTAAATTAGATTCAAATAAGTTTTATAATTGAGGTCTTTCTTGTTAACCTTTTTAACATTGTATTCCCATATAAAGAACTTTTCATTTTTCTTATCGAAATAAACTGCGAACCCACAATTAGAAGATATATTTTCCTTATTTTTTTTCAGTGTGATGTGAATATTGTCATAAACTAAATTCCAAATAGACTTTCCCAAATTGAAAGCGTCAAGAACTTTGTCTGTAGAAAACTTTAGTGTTTTGTTCAATTCTTCTTGTTCAGATTCTTCTAATTTGGGGGGTATTTTAGGATATAATTCTTTCAACAAAATTTCATCATCACAATCTTCGAATTTTTTTTCGGTTAATAATAATGTATTCTCTTTGATTAGAGATTGTATGTTTGCCAAGTGTAAAGATAACTCTACAAAGTCTGGATATATTTGAAGTTTTTCGAAACTATTTTCACATTTTTGAAGATAACCCAGTAATGTATACTTGTTATACTCAAAATCCACAGGTTCTTTGAACATCCACTCAGGGTTCAGTTTAAATGGTATTTTTTTCTTTCTCGCCATAATGAATTATAGAAAATTATATACAACTTTGAATATTAACCTGTTCTCATAACGTAAAATAATTGGTCTTTCACTCGAATCTCGTTAACATTTCCATCATATCCGTTAACGATACCATACCCATCTGCATCAATTACTCCTTGAATGAACGCATCTCTGTCAATGTAATCCTCCAAAGATAATCCAAATTCTTGCATATAATAACTAACATTTGATGATACGTCGGAGACTAAATCATCTACTTTTTCTTCAATTAAGTCTTCAGGAAAATCACCTTCGGGGTCAGATTCTATTTCTTCATTTTCTTGTTGTAATTCTTCAATCCTTTCATTAGACTCTTCTATTTTTTCATTCAATTCGTCTTGCTCTTCTTCATCTTCAGTTTCTTCCAACTCATCTTCTAATGAAGATATGAAATTTTCCAATTGTTCTATAGTTCTTTTATTAAAATTAATTTTATCTTTCTGACTATCAGACAACTCCCTTTCAGAGTCCTCGAAATATGAATCAGGGTTATCCCTAACATCATCATCGTAAAAATCTCTCATATATTCGAGAACCTCCTCGGTGTCAATATAATTTTCCGCAAACCCTTTTGAAAAACCGCCATAACCTATGTCATCTATTAATTGTTCTACATATTCTCTGGCACTTGTTTCCATTTCATCTTCAGTTCCAACTGCATACGTTTCATCTAGTTGGTCTGCAAGTTGAAATTCGGTCATATCATAAAAAGTGCTTGTAGGTATTAAGCTGTAAACATCTATATATTCATCAAATTCGGCTAATTCGTCCTCTAAAGTTTCTATACTATCTAACAAATCAGGTCTAGCATCTTCACTTTCATCGTATTCTGTATTTAACCTTTCTATTTCCGATTTTAACGATTGAATCGTCTCTCTATCTGTATTAGTTAAAATCTGATAATCTCCTTCGTCCTCTAAATATTCAAAAAGAGCATTTGCCTTTAATCCTTCTTCATCAATATTCGGGTCAGTAATATCCCATATTCCTTGGGTTCTTCTTTCATTTGCTTCATTTCTTCTGGCCAATATCAACCTATCACGTCTTAATTTTTCCTGTTTTATTCTTTCGAGTCTAGCCCTTTCTTTATCTCTGAATATTTCTAATTGTTCTTTGAATTCGCTCTCCAAATATTGGTTGATTGCTTCCATTATCTCTTTTGCCTGTGGGTTATGTTGCGCAAACCATTTTTCGGGCATTTTGGCATCTTGCGCATTCCAAAAAGAAGAATCACCTTCAAATTTTTGTAATAAAGCAACCTTATAATTAACATCGGAGGTTGGTAAAGCTTTATCCAAAATATAAAAAAGTTTACCGTCTGAGTTGTACTGATTGAAGTGATGGTCGCTATCTGCAGCAGTACACCATTTTGTTCCTCTACCATAATAACAAGATGTTTTATGGTCTAATGGGTTAACAACAAAAAATCTGTCATTTTCAAAAACAACATTCCCACCATCAACTTGTTTATATTGTCTTCTACTTTTATTTTGATATTTGTTAATTTCATCTAATAACTCCTCAAGACTCTGATATTGATTGATGTCTGTTTTGGGTAAATTCGAAGATACTTTTTCGAATGTTTTTAATGCCGGTCCTAACTTTGTAATATAATCACCAAAGTTGTCATTTAACACCACCATATCTAACACTTTACCAACCCAATCCAAGTATTTCGGAGCCACCATGTTAGTTATTCTGTCTAATATTTCTTGATTGAACTTTCTACCATACTTGGCTTTAAAATCATCAACCCTACTTTCCAAAATATATTCTGAAAATTTCATACTTTTTTTATTTAATAAATATAAAGTCATTTTTATATTTAGATAGTCAACTATTTATAGTTTTATAATAAACGAATTAAAATTTTTAAATTATGGGTTGCGGATGTAAAGGTAAACAACAACCAGCACCAGCTCCTTCTACTCAAACTTCTCAGAGTGGTCAAACACAAAAGGCTGTAGTAAATGAGACTATCAAACAGTCCATCAAAAAAACTATAGAGAAGTATTACAGTGTTAGTAAAAGTTCACAGTAATCAGGAAGGAAGTTATTGGTAAGGAGGGGCGAAATTTCGTCCCTTTTTTGTATTTATATGTTATGAAACAACATAAGTGGCTACGTTTAATAGATGATTTTAATGATAATGACCACGAACAAATAATTAATTTGTTTGGCGATATTGATACATTTTTCGAAGCCCTGAAAGGTAAAGATTTATTACACTTAATTGACCCTGAAGCAGATGGTAATGAAGAATGGATTAATGAATGGTTACTTTATTTGTATAAGGAAGACCACAAAGAAAGTTTTTACATGTATGTGACAAGTTATTTGAGTGATGTTGAATTGAAAAATGGAAAATTTTATTTCACAACAGGGTATAGAGAGGAATTATCAGGAGTATTTTGTGATGGTAACCGTTATTCATCAAGAGATATTGCCGACAGAATTTTGGATGCTGATAGTGAAGATTACGAAGGTTATCATCACACAACCGATGATATATATCATGATGTTATTAGAGAATTAACACAAAAAAACTTAG